CTAACAGGGTGCATTAAGTCTAAGTAGTCAATAATAACCGCATCAAACTTAACGCCGTATTGAATATGGTATTCCTTAACCCAGGCCTTAATATCATTAATGGTAACGCCGTTAGGTACTTGCACAATCTGTAGTTTGCCTGCCTTCTTACCTACCATACGAACTTTAAGATCTACTTCATCTAGGTTCTGATAGATTTCCTTAGCACCAAAACCAGTAACCATACTGTCTATACGTTTAGAGCATAGTCCTTCGGAAAGTTCCAAGCTAAAGTAAACAACGTTCATACCTGCTTGTGACCAATTGACAGCAATGTTTTGCAAGAATACAGACTTACCACCACCTGACGGTGCAGCAAAGATGTTAAGAGTGCCTCGATCAAATCCGCCGTACAGCTTGTCGTCAATAGTTTTCCAGCCTGTGCTAGTAGCCGCGTTCCTGTTACGCAATTCATTTAATCGTCCCGCAGGATCTGCGTAATAGTCAATACCAAATGTCTTGGCTAAACCGACTTCGGTAGCTTCCTTAATTAGCTTCTCTACGCTGCCGTAGTCTTGCTTTTCTAGCAAGTCGGCACTTTTTAAGATGGCCTTTTCTAGAGCTTTGTACTTACAGAATTTTTCAAACTCGTCAATAAACCACTTGCCGTGTTCGTCTGCAACTTTACCTAAGTCTCGTAGCTCTATCCCTACTGCCGCTTTAATTTGCTCAACTGTAGGCACTGCACTATATTGATTACTGTAGTCAACAAGAAACTTTACAGCCGGCTCTAGAGACCTATCGAAATAGTTTGTACTGATAATGTTGTTAGTGCGGCCTAGCAGTTCCCTGTCGCTAACAAGGAATTCTAGGAAAAGTCGCTGTAGGTCGACTGTGTAATCTTTAATTTCACTCATAATAATGTTTGCTTGTTATACTCAACTTAATCTTGTTCGATTCTTTGTGTTCGATAATGTTCTTCAATACGAACAACTGCCCGTATACTTCTACTGCCTTAGCAGTGTCTTTAATTGACTTGTCCCATACAGGATGACTTACGCTCCAGCCATAGCTAATAGCTGCTTCTTCTAAATCTCTGCCTGCTCGATCTCTGTCTGGAATTACTATTACTTCCTTGTGCAGTGCATTTATTACATCTGCTTGATTTTGAGATACACGGTTAGTACCTACACTAATTCCACTAATAGACAAAGCATCGTACTCGCCTTCTGTAACTATAACATATTTTCTGTCTGCTGTCTGTGCGTCTAGTCCATATATGTAATCACTATCGTGCTTCTTGACAATCTTGCGTGTTTTCTTGTCGGGTACATCGCCTGCATATCTGGCGTGCCAACCTTTAATTTCGCCCTTGTATGTTAAAGGAAGTATAGCTCTGTTATATAGCTCAAAGTCCTCAGAATCAGACCACATCCAATCTGCCAACTCCAGTAGGCTTCTACTGTGCAAATATTGTGCTACATTTAGTGCACGTGGATCAGTTAGGCATTCAACTAGCGGCCTAGTATTAGTCGGTAAGCTAGTGTACTTCCAATTAGGTACATACGTCTCACGCTTAACTGGAACAGCCGATAGCAAGGTGTGCTCTTCATTTTCTTTAAGAACTGCAATTATTAATCGTTGTAGCTCTGCTTCCGGCATACCAATGCCTTGCAGTAACTTTCTAAATCTAGAAGTTAGAGGTGTACCTAATCTCCAGCCTGTCTTAAATCCGCAGTTGAAGCAACTGTATCTAATACTAGTGTCGTCAGGAAACTGCATACCACCGCGCTTGCGAGTGTCTGCTCTAGGTTGACCATTATGAAGACACATAGGACAATTAAAGCTGAACCAGCCGTTATGTCCTAGTTTCTGTGTGGGCAAATAACTACGTACAATGTCTTGAACAAGACTCATACGTATATTTTAGCTTCTGTAGATGATTTTATCAACATCTCCGCTGTCCGGAGTGTCTGGTTTCCAAGCAAATCTTACCCATTCTACATCATTGTCAAACGTGAAGCCAATAGTCTGGGTTTCGTTATTAAAAGAAACAGTCTGTTGACCTGGTTCTAGTTGAATGGTATTCCAAGTAGCACCCGATAAGCTATAGTCAGTAGTATACTCTGCTTTGATTTGTCCAGTGTAGCCGTGCATTCTGTAGCTAACTGTATGAATACCCGTGTTGCCTGGGCGCGGTTGGAAGTTGTCGGTATAGTACCAACCATCAGCATACATACTAAATCTCATTGTAGAGTTAGCTTGTGTGCTTTCCATAAACATACCTTCTTTAATTTCGATTACTATGTTTACTTCGCCTGCTAGATTGGTATAGAAATATTCCTCGTCGCCTTCTGGATTTACAATACTGAATGTCATATTGTATAGTCCGTCCGGCAAGCTGTCTAAGTCCCTGTCGTTTAATTGAACAACAAATACACCCTTGCTGCGGTCCATTATTGTTGCAGGTCCAACTGCAACTGCGCCGAAGTTAAGCTGAACGATTCGCCAGTATACTTCCTTCTGTGCTAGATTTACCGGCTTGCGGTCGGCGTTGTAGGCCTTAACTTGGAACTTGTTAAGTACGCCTCTGTGTAATGTTATTTTTCTTTCATTCATAGCAGGTGTGTTCTGAGTGGCTCCAAAGCCCCCTAAATTTAGGGTAATTGTAGGGAGAAACGAGTATACTGTTATCATAAATTATTTACCAATTGGATGCTGTTTTATTTATCGCTAAATAGTTTGCGATAGATTAAGAACAATGACAACACCCCAAGAATTATTAGATAGATTCCCATTTTTGAGCCTATGCAGATGCGGAACCGAAGAATACATAGGAATTATACAGAATTATGACACCGGCGTAGTTGCTATGTACGTCTACAACCATTTGAATTGCATAGAAGATAAGGAATTATTCCTAGAACTGGGAGATGAATGGTGGTGGGATAGTAATAGAATGTTGCCAATTAATCTAATCATAGGGGATAGGTTCAAGCCCCTAAGTTATTGTCTATCTACTTTTAACGCAAAAAACTTTACTCTTGTAAGTGGTCCGAGTGTGAGCTTAAATAACATCATAACTAAACGCATCAAGCGTAGACAAATACAACTAGTAAGGAAAATATAATGGACTATCCCGTAACACTAACTTCTGCTGCTGTTGAAAAGATTAGAGATCTTATGGCGGAAGAGAATAGAGAAAACATCAAAATGCGTATCTATGTCCAAGGCGGTGGGTGTGCTGGATTTGAATACGGCTTTGCCTGGGATACCGAGTTTGCAGAGGACGACTTCCAAATGGATTACGACGGGGTTGGGGTAGTAATTGATGCAATGTCAATGCAATACCTGCAGGGTATCAAAGTAGACTGGGTAGAAAGTCTAATGGGTGCTAGCTTCGAAATTGACAACCCGAACGCTAACACCAGTTGCGGCTGTGGGTCTAGCTTCAACCCATTTTAATTAAATTTAGCTGGACTATAATAGCCATAGCGTACCCTAAGCTATGGCTTTTCTTAAAGTAGTAGGTACCATCGGCAGGTTTTTGCCAAATCTGCTTTTCAATTTCATCCCAAGACAAATGCTCTAGGTGTCGCTTACCGGGACGAATTAATGCCAGCAGCATAGCTAGTTCATTAATGTTGCGTGGTGCTTTACGTACAGTAATATCAACGTGATTACCGAGATGGAACAGCTTTGACACAATTTCCGGATCTTTAAGCATTGACCAGTCGGGCTCAATGCTACATAACTTGTCTAGGTGTTCTGGATCTTTAACTTGTTTGTATAAGCTAACGTTAAGAACGTCGATCTTGAAATAACCCAATTCTTCTGCTTCTTTGAAGTCAACGCTAGCTAGCTTAGTTAATGGATTAGATGGCATCTCGTGAAAGTAAACACCTGTATTGTGTTTGCGTTCTTTGCCATTGTCACGCTGCATAGCAGGTACGTGATTAATTAATCCTAATAGTTTGTCGCGGTCTGCAACGTCGATGTCAATGTCAGTTCTAATTTTCATAGTGAGAGCATAATTTCAAAAGCACGTTCTTTGTCAGGAAACTCAATGTTAATTTGACCTGCTGCCTTAATACTAGGATAGTAGGTTAATCGTGTTTCCTTGCTTATATTATACAGTTTAAAATACTGTTTGTCACTGATTGTAATTTTAGCTTGTGTAGGCCAACCACGTGGGCTTTCGGAATCTAAAGTTACTAGTCTAGGGTTTCTGCGATTTAAGCTAATCATCGAATGATAGCAGTCACTTGCCCTACTACCTGTTATTAGTATTGCGATAGTGGGATGAACAATAACTCCGCAATTAGGATTGTACCAAACGTCTTTTGAGCTTAGATTATGCCTGTATAAAAATTCCGAGTACGTGTCATACGAGTCAGTTATCAAATAATACATCACTACTTAATGGATTTAACTTTTTGCATTAAGTAGTTCCTTGTCTCTTTAAGATTGCTAACTTGAACTTCTAACGCTTTTATTCTTTTCTCTAGAGCAGCTACATAGTCTACATTTACTAGCACAACCCGGGTGCCGTCAACAATAAGCTCTTTGGCAAGGGCATCAATTTGACGCAGTTCGGCCTTAGATTCTACTACTGTTTCCTTAGGCTTAGATGTCGACGGTTGGTTATACTGGTTCATATGTTTTTATTCCTGCAGAATTGAATACACCTTGTACCCAAGCAGAATCTTCTCGTTGTCTTGCAACTTTAAATTGCCAGTACTTAGGTTCTATGTACTCGACAATTAACTCTAGTTGCTCCTCGTTAAATCTGTTAACAAGTGCCTGGCCTGCATCTGTAGCGAATAATACCCACGGGCTTATTCTGCCAGTTCTAATCCAATGCACGGCTTGATTGGTATTTACACGCACAAAGAAGTCTGTCCAGTTTTCTTGCTCTCGTTCGCTCCACGTTTTCATTAATAAAACACTGCGCTCGACTGCCCTATCAACTGACTCTTTTTTACTAACTTCTCGTATCCACGCTTCGTATACCCATATCTTAGTCCAATCGTCTAGCTTAACGCTGTTACGAATAACAAAGTCTACAAAGTCATCTACACTATGCGGATTTAAGTCAATAACGTGCCTTGCAAATTTAACAAAGCCTGTGTACACATTGCTGTTAACAAAATCCTCGTAAGTCTTTTCCTTACGAGCGTTAGGCGTGCAATACTTTAAGAACTTACGCCATACGTTAAACGCTAGCCTATTAGGCTTGTCGTGTTCGGCCATCATCCTGCGCTTTTTCTCGCAGGCGTGACTCAATAGTGTAGATTCTTTTACAAAAGTCTTTTTGCAATACTTACACTGATGCATCAGGAAAACAGTTCTTTAATTTCTTTTTTGTCTAGGCCAGATTGCTCTGCTAGGTCTTTAATTGCATCTTCTGAGTTGACTTGAATGAACAGCTCAATCTCGTCGTCTCGCAGGTGCGGATACTTTTTACTTAGCCACTTGGCTAATTTATTCTGAGCTTGTTTTTTAGGAGGCTTGATAAAAGGATGTAGTTGCTTTTTGCCGATGCCAGCAAGCTGTAACGTCATCCAATGTAACTCGTTATGCTTGCTACCTAGTGCACTAAAGTTCTTATTACAGAACTCGTTTACAGTCAACAAATAATGTTCTTGTATGTAATCAGGACCATCGACACTGCTAGCGAAGCGCATAGCTACCCAGGGACTAAACTCTTTTTGCTGTTCTTCGTTTAACGAGTTATACCACTGTGCCTGTCTACGGTCCAGTGCTAGTAACATATCAGGTAATTGTATTTTGCGCTCTGCTGCCATATTAAACCATATTGTGTAGTGCTAGTACGTCTGGGACTTTTTGTGTTTCTTTAACAAAGTATGCACAAGGAGGATCTTCACCATCAGTTAAAGGTACTGCTAGTATATGCCCGAATTTTAATTTAGGGAAATACCACTTAACTTCTGTGTAGACATTGACTAGTTCTAATTCTTCGAAGTGAGGTTTAAAACCTGTAATAGGATTAAACACAAACGCTTTAAAGCCCCTGTCATTAATTGTCATTAGAGATACAATTTCCGGCTCTCCAAAGTCGGGCTCTCCTATGATCACACTCCAATCCAAAGGCATCTGGATTAGCTTGCCTCCGATTTTAATCACTGCCGCTGGTGCATTAAAACTTTCCATAAAGACCATCGGAACGAAGTGATAGTCTACATTATTGGTATTGCTGTAGTCAAGTACTGCATACCTCAAATCGTCGACTTCTTCAGGCATATCGTTCATATCGAATGCCACGTTATCGGTTGTTAGTATTTTCATTTAACTATTATAATATCTATTGTCGCTAATTTCAAGCACTAAAGAGGCAAATAAGTCGCTTCCTTTTTCTACATTGACTTTCCAAGATTCTGCACTATCATTGTTTGCGTGATCTGATACGTGTTTGTATATGCGCCAGGGTATACCGTGTATGTTAGCAGCTCTTGCTATAGCATAGCCTTCCATATCAACTAAATCGCAATGGTCAACTAACCAAGGGTCTGTTTCCGTAACAAAGCTGTCTCCTGTGCCTAACCTCAATCCCGGTCTCGAGTTAGTCAAGTACAATGAAGTATCTTTACTAAATGGAGCGATACCCCGGGGACTTAAATCAGCAGGTAACATATCACGCTGACAAACTTTAGTCACTTCTGCGAATCCTGTTACTCCGCTAACTGACCCTGCTGTACCATAGTTAAGAATCATATCCGGACTATAGAATCTGATAGCAGTTAAGGTTGTTAGTGCTGCATTAACTTTACCTACACCCGAGTAAACTATATCAATTCCTGCCTGTGTTAACAGTTGATTTGCTTGACCACTGAGCTCTTGCTCTAGTGCTACTACTACTAAAACTTTCATTTCCACTTTAACTTATTAATTGTGTAAGGATACTTGGCATCTTGATAATACTTCTTCCTCACAGTAAGATGCTTCTTACTGAACTTTGCGTTGGATGTAATATCCCAAATTTGCACACTGTCTTTGTCTTGTGCTTTTCTTATACCGCGTCCAATACTTTGGATAACACGGACAAAACTTTTCCCGGGTTCCACAAGCACCAGATTAAAAATACGAGGGATGTTAATGCCCACAGCAGCAACACCATAGGTAGCCACAATAACCTTCCCATCAGCCGACGCAACGTCGTCATATTCATCCTTTCTGTCTTTTGATTTCATTGAACCACTGATAAACACACTACCAGGGATAGCTTCGCAAATCATCTCGCCGCTCTTAACCCTATCTACTAGAATAAGTGTATTACCGGATTCGGCAATACGGTTAAACATAGTAACAAGATAGTTGATACGCTTCTGGTTAGTTGTTAGATAAGTTAGTTCTTCTTGATATGTCTTGTACTCTACATCGTCTGCTAGCTGTACAATGTTTACATCGCAGCTAGCTAAAACGCCTGCTTCTTGTAGTTCATTAGCGGTTAGCTTGTTAACTACATTGCCAAGAGTGGCAAAGATACCCACTTGTTCATATTCTTCTTTAGGAATAGTACCTGTTAGTCCCCAGCGAATAGGTACATTCGCAAATGGACCGCTTAGTAGCTTTTGCAATACATCTGCCTTGGCCTGATGCACTTCGTCTACAATGACTGCTATCATACCTTGACCAAACTCTTGTAAGCTAAGGTCGCTATCGCCTTCTTTAAAACGCTTTTCCATACTGTTTAGGCTTTGCCAAGTACAAATAGTATGCGTTTTGCCTACTTCCTTTTTGTCTCCGAAGTACACGCCTACATCTAATCCTAAGTTGTGATAGTCTTCGTATGTCTGCCGCACTAGGTCCTTGTTAGGAACAATAACAATACTGCGACCGTAGGGTTCTACTAGCCTGCTAAGTGTAGCAGTCATAATAGTCTTGCCTGCGCCCGTCGATATTTCCTGTACGCACTGCGGATTTGCAATAAATTCATTTACTGCGGTTACCTGATAATCACGCAATAAGATAGGCTCGCCTTCCTTGGGATGACCTTTGGGCCATACTGCGCCTTCGTGGAAGGTTTCTGTTACTACAGGGAATTGAAAGTCGTGATGCTTACGTTCATCTTTAACTTCTACAGTGTAGCCTGCATCTATAATGTCCGGTAGTAGCCTATCTAACAAGTTGAGATAAGTCCTGCCTCCTATTGTGCAATAGCTAACGCACCCATCCCATCGACCTAGTTTATAGGCAGGGGTGTGATATGCGTGTGGTTGGAAAAATTTAAGTTTCTTTTCAAGTGTGCGTCTGACCCCAATGTCGAGATTTTTAAGGTGGACGTTCACTTCGTCTTCAATATGTATCGTACAAGTGTTCATACATATAGTTTACACTAACGCAGAACACAAAGTCAAAAAAATAGCTACCATAGGTAGCTATTTAAGGAGCAAGCAATTTTAGCCGCGTTTCATAACAGTGGTCTCTGCCAAACGCTTCCAGCCATTAGGCTTCATTTTAACAAGGTCGGCTACCTTGAGCACAGTACGCAGACTAACTTCACGCAGGCGAGCGGCATTGTCAATAACAAAGTCCATAACTTCTTTCTTCTGCTCGTCGCTGAACTCGTATTTGTCAAGCATACCGTCCTTAACAATCTGCTTAATACGAATGAACTTGTCGCGGGTAGTGTCCATAGTCAAGTCCAAATAGTGGCAACGGCTTTCCAATGCGCCCAGGTGATCGCGGAGCTTGGCACTGCGAATGTGCTCAAACTTAAGGTTAGTAATGAACACTACACTACCTTTAAAGTCGAAACGATCTGGCACACCTTCGCGGCGCAGAACAGAGCTGTCGGTATTCCAGCTGATGGTACGCTTATCGGAACTATCCAGTGCGGCTTTGAGAATGTTCAACGAAACATCGTCAAGCAGAATACTGTCGCAATCGTCAAACACCAGCACACTGTTGGCATCGCTGTACTTATACAGTTGCACGTACAGGCCAATGGCGCTCATTGCACCTTTAATAACTTCGTAACGCACTTTGCGCTGACCGATTCGGTCAAAGAAGCTAGCTTGCTCTAGCACTTTTTCAACACCGAAGCTCTTGCCAACGCCAGGGGGGCCGCTAACAATCATTGCCTTAACAGTGCCTTCGCGGGCGCCTTCGGTCATTTCTTCCAAAATTTGGAAACGTTCACGAATACGCTCAATCGCTTCTTCTTCGGTTTCCTCAGGGATACTTGCAACAGGAGTATCCAGATCAACTACAGTACCTTTCTTGTATGCCTCGATGTCACGGTCAGACATATCTTCAATGGTAGAGCCAGTAACTTCAATGTCACTAAACTTTACCTTAATCTTGACTTCGTCAGGGCAACCAGGAAACATACCGTCGTTGCGAACCTTAACAAAGCCACCCTTAGCGCCTTCGGTATAGCCTTGCACAAGACGCAGAGTCTTGTTAGCAACTTTGAAATTACGGTACTCACCTTGACGAATAGTAACTTGAGCCATTTAGTTTCCTTTGTTGTTTAACGCAATACAAGTATTATAGTGCCAAACGAATTTCTCGTCAAATTACTTGCACTCTTGCTCGAGTGCTTCGAGCAAAAAATGTGTATACTTTTGTATAAAGATGGCAAACCACATACTGTTGAGTACGTCCTCAGGACAACCAGCCCGTTCGCAAAGTTGTTTCAGTTCTTCGTTCAATTTCGAATCCTGTTTTGTTAACCTATGCCATAATTATAGCAGGTTCGGATTTATTGGTCAAATTTGGTTATTCTTCGATAGCACGGCGCAGGATAAGTTCTTGCCTACTAAACGCTTCGATCTCCCAAGGGCGGTCCAAATAATTAGTACTTTTTTTGTACTGTTTTCCTGCCCAAATGTTAGTACCGCGTGGACCGTATTTTAGCTGGCCTTTTGCTAGCTGTTTGACGTGCACTAGCTCGTGGGCCAGAGTCATTCCGATTTCTTTTAGCTTGCGGTGTGGCTTAATTACAACAAGATAAGAACCAGTTGCGGCTGTTAAATCTAGTGTAATGCCTTGGTTGTCTTCGCACTCGTCGTAGATGCGAATTAGTAATGCTTTGGTACTATTTTCTAATTTAAGCTGTTTAAGCATCGACGGTAGCAGTGCTTCGACGAACTTTTTATTTCTGCGACTGCCTTCGACTTTGATTTCCATCGTGCTCTCCTAAGTAACCTATAGTGTAACACTTTTGGATTTATTAGTCAAATAAAAAGCCCCTTGCGGGGCTGTGTTAGTCTAAGCGAGCGTCATCAAGTCCGGCTACCCTTAGCTTAACAATGTTACTAACGTTCCAGTTAAGGCTGTCGAACCCTTTCATTACACCTAGCCAGTAGTTACGCAATAGTGCTAACTCGTTGATTAGCTTTTGCAAGTTAACTACATCTAAGTCTCCGTCTACATACTTTTCAGCATCGCGGCTACTTAGTGCACGATTGTAATTCTCAATAAACTTCTTAAACTTCTCGCTACGCAACTTGCGGAGGTCAATGTTAAGATGCTCTAAGATGGCTTCAATTGTTTGAAGTTGCCCGAACCTATTTTCGAATATGCCGGGCAAAGTCTTTGCAACTGTTTCCAGGTTACCTTTTACTTTTAGCTCACGCCTGGCTGCATCAAGTTCATTTTCATAAAACGCAATACAGTTAGGCAGTTGACTAATGTCATTAGTAACGGCGTGGAACCAATTAATCATAGTCTGGCTCGTCTCCGTAACCTAGATCATCATAGCCGCTATCGTCGTCATCGAGAAATTCTTCTTCTCCATCCTCGGGATACATTTCCTTAAAGGCTGCATCCAGGTGTCGATCCTCGCCTTTAATTTCTTGCATCACAAATTCAATGTCGATAAATTCCTCTGCTTGACGAACATATGCCATTGCAGCTTCGCTGATTTCTTTCTTAGAGATATAAGGTTTTAGGCTTAGCCATAAGTTTAGAAATAGATCGCTGTCTTGATTCATATTATTCCTCTGTAGTAATTTCGCCTGTTTCTTCGTCTACTGTAACAGAACTAATGTTAGTCGATAATGTATCTCTGTACATTACTTCATCCATTAATTTATCTAAGCAGCCTTCTTCGTTGCGCTCCCACTCCTTGCGGAATAGCTTAATTTCTTCGCCAGACTTTAGTGTTACTTTTAGACGGTTACCGTCCTTTTGTAGCAGGCCGCGGCCTTCACATAGATCTACTAAGCCACTGTGCGGGCTCATACCTTTGTCATAAGGAATCTTAACTTGTACAGATTCAAAAGGTTTAGCGTAACGTGTCTTCATAATCTTGCAAGCGGCACGGATGCCGTTTACTTCTGACGTCTTGTTACCATCTTCATCTTCCTTTAGCTTGAGCTTACGCATAGCTACAACGATAGAGCTGGCGTAGATAAAGCCTTGACCGCCGCTGATCTTGTCATCAGGATCAAACATATCCTGGCTTGCGTAGGTGTGGTTAGTTGCAACTAGCCCAATGTTTAGGTTACCAAACATATTAACACAGTTACGAACTAGTGCAGTTAGTGCTTTAGGCTTACGGCCCATATCGCCTTTAAGGTCGCCGCCATCGAACTGATTTACGTCAGTTGGAGTTAATAGCATACCTAAACTGTCTAGTACAAATAGTACCTTTGGGCGCTCGTCTTCTGGCATCTCTCGATAGTCCTTAACGAAGGTACTAATCATCTTAGCAACATCGTCGATCATAGCCATATTCAGCTTGAGCAATTTCTTTTCATCAGTGTCGACACCTAGAGCGTGTAGCCAAGCCTCATCTAGTGCGTTTTCTGTATCGATTAGCACTACATAAATGCCCTGTTCCTGTGCGTGGCGTACAAGGTTGCCCGAGCAAATGTAGCTCTTGCCTGCACCGGACTCACCTGCAAACACAGTAACTTTACCCATTGGAATACCTTTGTTAAAGTCTCCGCTAACTAGGTAGTTAAGTGCGTGATTGCCGGTACTAACCCAATCGGTTGGGTCATTAAAGCCTACGCTAAGA